GCCTTGTGGATGCGGTCGTCGGGGTCACCGAGGGTCGCGTCTCGTGCAGGTTGGGGCATGATGAATCCCCCGCCGGCCCATAGGCATGTCTTCTTGACGTAGTTGTCCCGTGCGTCCCATGCGGTGTAGTCGGCTGGGTGGAAGGTGTGCGAGGGCTTGCCGAACGCGGACGCCAGCACCGACACGGGGTTCTCCACGAACCAGGGCGCACCGGACAGCCTGCCCACGGTTCGGCACTGCTCGGCCACCATGACCGCCTTGGCTTGGAACAGCTTGTCGGCCTCGTATTTGGCTTTGAACCAACGTGCCCCGCTGACTGCCATGTCTGTGCATGGCGGCCATCCCATGACCATTGCGACGCTGCCGGATCGGATGAGCGCGCCCACCTCGTCCATGGCGTCCTCCACGGTGCCGGCGATCTTGCGCACGTTGCCCTCGGTCCGGGTGGTGCCGTGCTGAGGATCCACGAGGACCGCCTGGTATCCGGCTTCGACCCACGGGGCAACGGCATTGCCAGTGAGGTCGCACAGACTCACCACGGTTCTCACGTCAGCTCCTTGTCGATGTGCTCGGGGTGCTCGGCTAGGTCGCGCACGAGCACGGATGCCTTGTACAGGTCGCCGCGTGCGATGCAGCCGAGGACGTAGCGGCGTCGGGTCATGGGTCCGGCGCCGTCCACGATGAGGGTCACCTGCCCGCGTGTGGGCTGCTCGTGCTTGCCCGCGTCCTCCAGATACCAGAGAGCCTTGGCGAGATCCTGAGCAGCGTCACCCTTCTTGCCGGCGCGCCATACGTACTTGAACGCGCACCCCCAGGCGTAGGACATCTGCCGCGAGTATTCGATGCACTCACCCTTGATGCCGTGCGCGCCCTTGTAGTGCGCAGGATTGATCGCGTCGCTCATGCCTTCACTCCGTCCAGTGGCGCGTCCAGCGGCTCCCCGCGTCGCTTGCGGCGGGCGATGATGTAGCCGACGAGCGTGCTCTGCGCCTGCTTCAGGTCGAACTCGGGCTTGACGTCGACTCCATCCAATTCAGCCTCGGCCTTCTTGCGTGCCCGGTATTCGCGGTCGGCGCACACGTTGCACCGCCCCTTGCCTGCGTGTGCTCGGGTGCCGGGTCTGGCTTGGATGCTGATGCGCTTGGGGCGCAGGGGGTGGCCGCAGTTTTCGTTGATGCAGTGCGTGTATTCCATTACGCCGCTTCCTCCAAGTTCATTTCGTAGCTGTGGACATGTGGGCAAGTTGTGCATTTGCCGTTGAATGACCAGTCGCCGCAGCCCTTGCATCTGCTGACGGCGCGGTCCAGTCGGGCGAGTCGGTCGCTCATGCCGCCCGGTCCAGTCGGTCTCTCTGCGCGGGGGTGAGTCCGCCCCAGATGCCGTGTCGGTGCTGGCGTTTGCGTCCGCGTTCGAGCTTCAGCGCGTACTCCAGGCACTCCCGGATGACGGGGCAGTGGCGGCAGAGGGTGCGTGCTGCCATGGCTTCGTCTCCACGGTCCGGGTACCACTCCTCGGGTGCGGACTGGCAGGGCGTCTCGTGGGGCGCGCAGGTGGTGTCATCCATCAGCGGGTCGAGTTGGTGCGCCATCTGGCCTTCTCCTTCAGGTCTTCGTTCTCGGCTTCGAGTCGTTCGATGTGGGCGATGAGCGTGCGGATCTTGCGGTCCATTCGGATTGCCTCGGCATCTACCGCCATGGGGCTAGGCTTTCGATCTCCTTGGACCGTTCGCGTGACTCGCGCTCGGCTTCCTCCTTGGCGGCCTTAGCTGCGGCCTGATCCCAAGTGGTGACGCGAGCGGGCCCAGGGTCTGCGGCATAGCCCTTATGGCATGGGCACTTCCACTGACGCCCGCAGGCGCCCGGCAAGGCCCTGCACCTCATGCAGCAGTTCTCGCCCTTCACGCCGCCCGCACCTCCCCCAGGTACGCGTTCAGCAGGACCGGGTTGAAGTGCTGCCAGCGTCCGACACTGTGCGGGGTGCGCACGTAGACGACGGGGTTGCCGAACATGCCATCGGACTCCACGCGGCCCTTGATGGCGGGGTCAGCGGCGACGTCCACGAGGTCGAACGGGATGCGGCGATCCTGCAACCAGCCGAGTGTGAGTCTGTATTGCAGGTCGTCGCGCTTGTAATAGACGGTGGTGGTCATCGAAAGCTCCTTGGAAACAGTGCGGGCCGCCTCCGTGATGGAGACGGCCCGCTGGGGGTGGGGTGTTTGGTTGGTCAGAAGGTCGACTGATCCCAGCCGCCAGCATTGGCAGGTGCGCCGCCCCACTGGCCGGACTGTGCGGGCTGGGACGGCTGGCCCTGCTGGGGTGCGCGGTGGACGATGCCGACCTGATCCGCGATGACATCCAGGGACTCGCGCTGTTCGCCGTTGTGCTCGTAGGCGCGGGTCTCCATGCGCCCGCTGACCACGACGGCCTGCTTGGCGCCTTCCTGGAGGATGTCAGCGAGGTCTTCCGCCTGCCTGCCGAAGACGGTCACGTTGTACCAGGTGGTCCCGCTGTCGGCCCACTGACCGTCCGGCCCCTTGCGACGGTGGCCCTCGGCGGCGCTAAAGCTGAAGCGCGCCTTACCGTCGTTCGAGAAGGCCAGCCCTCGGACCTTGCCCACGTTTGCGCGGAATGAAACGTTCGCCATGTTCAGTTCTCCAGTTCGTTCGTGACGTGTTCGATGATGTGCACAGGCGCCCCGTTGTCCTTCAGCCAGCCGAGATAGTCCGCGAGGTTGCCGCCCGCCTTGGCCTTCTCGATGTTGGCGAGGACGTCGGCGGGGATCTCGCCGGTCTGCTCGGCGGGTGCCTCGTCGGGGAGCGGCTTGACGACGAACGTTGCCGACTTGCCGCGTGCGACGAGCAGGGGGACGCGCTTGTCTCCGTCAAGATGGGAGAGCGCTGCGATCCTGGTTCCTCCCACCTTCTCCTTGCCGAAGGTGACGTTCGGGTCGAAGTACAGGCGGACGCGGCGGCCGATGTACGCCGACGCATCCGTGCCCCAGCAGGCGGCCAGTACGCGCCGCATGGACTTGCCGGGTCGCCATGGCCGGTCCAGTTCGCGCAGGTGGATGTTCACGGGCTGCTCGGCGTTGCCCCGGCTCACGTCCTCAATGGTGAAGGTGCGTGGGCCGGGTGCCAGTTCGATGGCGTCGAGCTGGTCCGAGTTGGGTTGGAGCGTGTCTGAGATGTCCATCTAGATCAGGATGTCCTCTCCGAAGTGGTCGATTCTCTCGGCGACGGGTGCGCCTTGGGTGGCGAGGTTGTAGACGCCGATCATGCGGGCGGCGTGGTCCTCGAATGCCTCCACGGCGTCGAGGATGGCGTCCTTCCACTGGGTCAGCGGGGTGACGCGCTTGACGTACAACGGCATTCCGCCGCTGTAGCTCACGTAGTCGATCCATTCCCGCCCGGACACGAGCAGGCCACATTGAAGCTGCGCCATGTTCGCGGCGGGCACCTCGTCGGCCAGGATGGTCTGTAGCTGGATCTTCTGGTCACGGCTCTTGATCTCGATCAGGCCGTCATCTCCCACGAGGCCGTCGGGGGAGTAGCCGATGCGGAATCCCCAGTCATCCCGGACCATGAAGCCGACCTCCTGCACGGGCGCATAGTGCTCGGCGTACAGGTCGCGGGCGTATGGCTCGTCAAGGGTGCCGCGCCCCATGGCACGGGATGGGAAGGTGGGCTCGACATAGCCGGTGATGCGCTCGGCCACGAGCGATGCGGTCAGGCTCCGTGCCGTGTCATTGCTCGCGGGCTTGACGGTCTTCGTCGTGATGAGCTGGCCCACGACGGACGCGGTGACAATGCCACAGCGGGCCGCTAACCATTCGTCAGCACCTTGTTCCAGGTCTTGCCAGACGTGCAGGGGCATGGACTCTCCTTTGTCGGGTCGATAACAGAACCGCCGCCCAGCCCGTGAAGTGGGCTATGGCGGCGGCGATGGCGATGTAGGTAAGGGCCTCAACCATGGCGACCCTTGACGGCGCGGTACGTCCTGAGCAACGCCCACGCGCACCAGCCGAGGACGCCCAGCTCGACGCCGAAGATGCCGGCGCACGCTCTCTGCCAGACGTTCACAGCCAGTTCCACGGATTGCACAGGTATGCCGTGACGCCTGCGACCTGCTCGATCCACTGGCCCGTGTAGTAGACGGGGCTACCGTGTGGCTCCAGTGCGTACTCGGCAGTCCGGGGGATGGCGGCGATGGCACGGTCAACCTGCTCGGGCGTGTAGACGGGGATGGATCTCATGGCTTGCCACTCTCGACAAAGCTGCGGATGGCGCTGTCGATCAGTCCGAGGATGGCGAACTGGGCACCCTCCGAGAAGTCATAGAACGATGGCAGCGTGCCCTCATCCTTTGCGACCCGCTCATAGAGGTATGCGGCTCGCGTGCGGCTGATGGGCTCCGCCTCCACATCCTCCCGGCTGGGGGTGGTGCCGCCGTGCCCGTACTTGGCGAGGGCGGCGTTCACGGTGGCGGTGATGCTGCGGGTCAGGCTGGGCGAGATGTTAATTTCTTCCCACCCGTCCACAGCGTTGTCGGTGAATGTGCGCATGGCCTCCTCCTCGCTCAGCTCCGGCACCTCGGCGGGCACCACGCGGGCGAGACGTGCACCATATGCCGCCATGGCGCGCTGCAAGGTAGGCGCTCGGAAGAGACCGCCAGTGAAGTTGAGGATGTGAAAGTCGCCGTCGTAGTCCACGAATCCGATGTCTCCCTCATCGCAGATATACACCCCCGGCTCGGGCTTCGGCTCCTCCACGGTCAGGCCGAGGTGCTTGGCGAACTCTTCGGCCCAGTTCACCGTGGCCAGCTTCTGCGCCAAGTCCGCGAGGTGCTTGGCCTTGTCGATCTGCTCTCGCGTGTACGTGCTCACTTGCTCTCCTCGCATTCCTTGCACTTGGTCAGCCGGTCGCTCACGTCTCCACGCGGCCCGGTCCAGAACGCGCTCTGGCAAATGGAGCGCGTGCCGTTGGTCGTGAAGTGGTGGACGATGTTGGGCATTTCGTACGTTTCGGCCCATCCTCCGGCGGTCATGTGGTCACCTTTCGGTCCAGGGTGTTGTGGGTGAACAGCCGGTTTCGCCCGGCGATGGCGGCCTTCTCCGCGTCTTCGATGGACTCGAACCGGCCGAGGCTGTACGACTTGCCCTCGTGTGACACGAAAGCGGCCCACTTCTTGCGAGCCTTATCCCAGTGGACGCCCCGTACGCCGCTCGCGCTGTTCCTCTGCGCGCCGGGGCGGTTCTCCATGTTCTGCTTAGTGGTGGCTAGGCGGAGGTGGTCAGGATTGACGCAGATCCGGTTGTGGCACACATGGTCAATGGACATGCCCTCGGGGATAGGGCCGTTCTGTCGCTGCCATGCGTAGCGGTGCACGTGTCGGCCTCGGCCGTCGATGCTGATCTGGCCATACCCTGCCCGGTTGACAGATGCGGTCCACAGGATGCACCCATTAGGGCCAGGGGTGATGCGGGCTTGGAATGATTCTTCAGTGGTGGCATATCGCCGCCACCCGCCCGCCAAGGGGTCGCCGTGTTTTAGCCAGCGACGGTAGTGGACATTGCACCATTCGTGCCGGCCATGTACGCCCTTGTCGCACCCATCTACCGAACACTGGCGAACCTCTTCGCTCACTTCTCCTCCTGGATGTCGCTGTACTGGTCGTCGCCGGTTGCGAGCAGGGACAGCGCCCAACTCACGAGGTCACGGCCCGCCTCGGTTCTCACGGGGATGGGGGTGGTCACGACTTGATCTCCTTGCTCACGACGGCAACCACGTGGTCGGCGTCAAAGTGGATGAACTTTGGGCGCCTCGGATCATCCGTGCTGGTCCACGTGAACTGCACGTTGCCGAGTTGCTTGGTGTACCTGAAGTTGTGCACATGGCCGACGACGCTTTGGCCGGTCGAGAGGTAAACGGTCACTTCATAGACGGGCTCGCTCATGGTCACTTCTCCTTGTTGTGTCGTGGGCATTGGTCGTCGGGGATGAGGATGGCGAACGGGTGGTGTTCGCCTCGGATGCACCAGCATTCGTGCTTGCTGGGGATGCGGTTCAGCGTCACGGGAAGCGTCCAGTGATAGCCCTCCACGGAATCGGCGCCGGGGTTCACAGCCACACCTCCACGAGTCCGCCCAGCACGATCAGGCCGGGGAAGATGGCAAGGGCGATGAGGACGTCTGAGATGCGGGGGATCATCACGCCGCCTTCCATGGGTTGCCTGCTGTGTGGCCTCGGTACACGCCGTGGTGTGCGGCGTTGTCCCACACCTCGTCCAGTGCGCCGAGGATCATGTCTGCGGTCAGGTCCAGGGGTTCAGCCTTGGTGCCGAATCCGTAGATGACGGTCTGGTCGTCGTGGTCGCGTCGCCACTCGCTGAGCCAGAGCAGGAGTCTCGCGGTGTTGGGGTTCACTGGTCGGCCTCCTTCAACCAATGCGACCTGACGCCGCGTTCGATGTAGTCAGCGAGGTAAATCACGTCGGACACCTCGGGAATCGATTCGGCCGAGTATTGCCCCGTGCTCATCTGGAAGCGCAGAACATCGACGGCGGCGCGGACAAAGCCAATCCGCGCTTCCTGCTCCGGGTCCGAGCCGACTGGCTGGATGTAAAGGTCATTGATGTTCGGGTTCACTTGCTCTCCTTGGTCTTGTCGTACTCCTCGCAGGCGGTCAGGTAGTCCGCCCACAGTTGGCGCTTGGCCTTGCTGTTCACGCCGAGCCGCTTGCCCTCCATGTACTTGATGGCGGCATGGGCTATCCGCTCGCACAGGGGATCGCGGGTGCTCACGGCACGTCCTCGGTGCGCTGGTCCATGACGAACAGGACGAAGGCGAGGGCGAGCAGGGACCATGCGAGGAAGGCGAGGGGGGTCATGACTCGCGGTCCCTCAACAGGGCGATCACGTCGCCGGAGACGGGGGTGGGAACGCCGTATTCGTCATATGCGGAATCGACCGACAGTACGCGGGTATGCAGTGCGCGCCCCCCGGCCATGGTCGTGTCGAATGGCTCCAGCGACGGCAGCTTGTGGGTAGTCATCTCACTTCTCCTTGTGTCTCGCGCATTCGGGGTCTTTGATCTCCGGCCAGCAGGTGCAATGCGCGGTGCACCACGGGTCGGGGAGGATCACGGCCGTTACGGTGTGGTCGTAGCGGCACGTGCACTTGATGAGGGGCATGGGTCACACGCCGGCAGCCCGACACTCTTCCTTGGCGGCGAGCATCTGGTCGCTGATGCCGTTGAGCCCGTCGTTCGCGGCAGACATGGCGGCCACGTCCATGTCCTGCACGGCGCCCATCGCCTCGGCCGCATAGGTGAAAGCGATCTCGGACAGGTCGATGTACTCGATGCACGAGTCCGGGGTGGTCTCGACTTCCACGGTCTCGGTGACCGTCTCCGTGACCACCTCGGGCTCAGGTGTCTCGGTCACGGTCTCGGTCGGGGTCGGCGTGGACTGACTGCCACACGCGGACAGCAGCACGGCCAGGGCGAGGGCTGCGGGGATGGTGAGGTGGCGGGTGTTCATGGTGGGTCTCCTTGATTTGGGTTGGGTTATGCGGCGGTGCGCCAGACTCGAAGCAACGACTGCTTCCGGCTGGCAGAGGTGGAGCGGCGGTAACCGTCCAGGACGATGAGTCCCTGACGGACCGCCGAGTTGAAAGCGCCCCCGACCAAGTTCTGGTGCGGGGGCTGAGGGAGCGCGGATCTAAGGTCGTCCGCCGTGAAGCTGGCCGGCTGCTCCCTGATCCATGCGAGGGCGGCTGTCGTCCAGTCCTCGTAGTCCGTGAGTGCCATGGGCTGCTCGGGGTGCTGGAAATCGGCGGCGGTCATCGACGCTTCCCCAATCCGGGGGCGCCCATGAGGATGAGGCCCTGACGCTCGCACTTCACCCTGGGGCGCGGCGACTCGTTGATGATGAATCGCAACGCTCCGGCCATTGCCTTCACTCGCTCGGCAAGTTCAGGAACGCCGTTCGCCGTCCGGTTCCAGAGATGGGGCTTCGGCATTCCATCGAGGGCTTCACTGGCAAATCGGATTGCGTTCTTGTCACCTGCGGCATATAGCCGGATCGCCTCGTTGACCTTCTCCAAGGTCAGGTCAGCGGCGCGCTTTGCCAGTCGCGTATCCTCATCCGTCCACTTGGCCTTCCGCCATGCGTGCGGCGAGTCAATCGGCTCACCTTCAACTCTCTCGATACTCACCACGTCATCGCCTCCAACCACTCCCGGAACTCGCGCTTGGCTTCTTCGAGGTCCGCGTTCTGCACGTCCACGCGGTACCGGAGCCAGGCCAGCTCCACCGTGTCGGTCGTCTCTTCGGTGGTCATGCCGCCACCAGCTCGCGCATCACGTTCTCCACTGCCTGCTCGCCCGTGGGGTCGCTGTACTGGAGGACGCGGGCCAGCTCGGGATCGAACAGGCCCTTCTTGAACTTGTCCGCCAGGTTGTTGGCGCGGGACTTGGACAGCGGGTGATCCTTCGCGGCGGCCATCGTCAGCAGCGCGTCGCGGATCTCGTTCTTCGTGGCCGTGGGGTCAACGTAGACGTACACGGTTCTCTCCTTCAGGGGAGGCCAATCTTCGGAAAGAAAGGCGATGATGGGTCGGCAAATGCCGGGTACTGCGGGGGTGGGGGTGCCGGTTAGGCGGTGGGCCGCTCGGAGGGGAGGGAGTTGAACCACTCCTCCAGCTCGGCGGCTGCGATGACGGGGCGGGTGGAGGGGTAGCGGGCGATCAGGTTGCCCTTCTCGACGTGCGCCCTGATGACGTCCTGTGAGACGCCGTATGCTTCGGCCGCGCCCTTGAAGGTGTATGCCTTCTTCTCGTCGCTCATGCCGCGTCCTGTTCGGGGGTGCCGATGAGGTCGAGGACGCTGACGCCGAGTGCTGCGGCGATGGTGCCAAGCTCCTTGACGTTCAGGGGGGCGGAGTCTGCGTAGTTGAGCTTCCGGTAGAGGGTGGCGTAGGCGAGGCCGGTCTTCTCACTGATGCCCTTGACCGTTTCGCCGGCCCCTTCGATGACCGTGCTCACCGTGTGTGCGGTGTTCCTCGTGATGTCCATGTGAACAGCGTAAGTGTCCAATTGGATATGTGCAACCCCAGAACGGAAGTCTTGTCAATGAGTTGAGAACACTCGACCCGCTACGTGGATACGCGGGGTGTCCATGTGGTCGTACTCAACTTGTCCAGAATGGATAGCGGGGCATTCTGGCGCAATGGTGGCGGTGATACTTTCCCTCTATGAGCACGTATGGAGAGCGACTTCAAGAGGCGACGGGTCGTCAGGTCAGGGCCGAGCGCGCAGCACTGGGCATGACTCAGGCGGAGTTGGCCGAGAAGCTGGGCAAGGAGAAGCAGACCGTGATGCGGTACGAGAATGGCAAGCGAGACATCCCCATCGACGATCTGGCGGCGATGGCGTCAGCGTTCGGAATAGACGTCCTGGAGCTGTTGCGACGCGCCCAGCAGCGCGTCCAGAAGGTCGATGACATCGACGCCTAGGCGTTCGCTGGCATCCCCTAGGCCTTTGACAGTCAAGCACCCCATCGTGCTCCCCCTCGCATGCGCGGCTTCATTGCTGCCGTCACTGTAACCCTGACGTGGGACGCCGTATAAGGCCCCCAAGTCAGCGACGGACACAATCGGGCATGAAAGAAACGCCCCCCCGTTCCATCTCGGAACGGGGGGGGCGTGGTGTCGCGCATTCAGGCTTCGATGCCGAGGGTCCTGCCCAACCCTTGCAGCGCGTCGGTGGAACTGGCCACGTCCATACGGGTCCGGTAACTGCGGGTCATGGCGCGGGAGGTGTGCCCCACGATCTGCATCACGACATGCTCGGGCACACCGAGGTCATACAGCAGGTCCACGGCGGTATGACGAGTGCCGTGCAGGGTGACGTCCCCGCCGAGCCCCGCGTCCTTCAGTAGCTCCTTCCACTCATGGGTGGCCGCGTCGGGGTGAACCGGCCCGCCGTCCGCCCGGGTGAAGACCAGCCCGGATGTCCGGTTGCCGATGGCGCGGGCCAGGGTGGACCGCAGCGGGTCCACGTTCGGCGGGGTGCGCCACGAGCCGGACGTCTTGGGTCGGGTGAGGTGGCAACTGCCGGCCACGTGGCGCACCTCGAAGTCCGGGCGACCCTTCAGTGCCTCCACCTCGGGCGCGGACAGCCCTTGGAGTTGCCAGCTCAGGTCGATCACGTCGGTGACGCGCTCGATCTCCAGGCCGAGCAGTTCTCCGCGTCGCGCCCCGGTGAGTAGGTACATGAGCCACAGCATGCCCAGTGGCCGGTCTGGGTGCTCCACGATGTAGCGGACAACTTGACGCGCCTCGTCGGTGGTGAGCGCGTTGTCTTGGGACCGTCGTGGCCGGGGGCGATCCACGAGGTCGCACACATTGGCGCGCACCTTGCCCTCTCTCATGGCGACCTTCAGCGCGGCGGCCAAGGTGTTGTGGACGATGGCCACGGACGAGGGGGAGAGCGTGGGTGTTCCGGGTGGCAGGGTTGCCGGGTCCACGTCGCGCAGGGCTGGGTCCTTGGGGGTGTTGAGGATGTGCCGGTGGAGGGTGCGCACGTCGTCGGGGGTGAGTCGGTCCAGTCGTTTCTTCCCGAGTAGTGGCGTGATGTATTCACGGTTGGCGCGGACCTTGCCGGTCAGGGTCTTGGGTCGGTTGGTGCGGGGTGCGATCTCTTCGAGGTAGTAGGTCATCCACTCTTGGACGCGCAGTGACCGGGTGGCGAGGTCGCCGGCGGCGTCGAGGTCTTGGCGCATCCGGCGCAGTTCGCGTTGGGCCTCACCCCGGTCCTTGCGGGCGACGGTCTTTCGTCTTCGCTTGCCGTCGAGTCCGGGGGGCAGTTCCACGGTGGCAATCCACATGCCATCTGATGCCCTCTTGTGGAGTCCGCCCGACCCCTTGTCTCGGTGATTCTTGCTTGCCATGTCCGGTTCCTTTCACTGCTGCCCATACTGCTGCCATTGCTAGCCGTGGCTAGCGTATGCCAGCGTCCCGCAGAGTGCCTAGAATCCGCGGATTCTCGGGGTTTTCTACCCCCTCTCAGTATCTCACCATCTGTCTTGTAAACAGCAGGTCACCGGTTCGAATCCGGTAGGGGGCTCAATGAATACGCGGAAGTTGGGTGGCAGGGGAGTGGTCACTGTAGCCATGCCTTATGCCTTTGCTTTTGCTAATGCCCACTGACGCCACGAGGTGTAGCCCAACACAAAAAAGCCCGCCCCGCACCGAGCGCAATGCTCAGTACGGGGCGGGCTTCTGTGTTGCGTCCGTCAGCCGTGCGTCCCCTCGGGGTGTGCACGTACCTCGGCGCGGTGCTTGCCGGTCCCATCAGCGACGGTCTCGGCGGAGTAGTGGTCGGGGCTCTTGGCGGCACCGAGCAGCCATCCGAGCTTCGGGGTCACGTAGACCTCCACGATGCGGACGGCGACGTAGTAGGCGGCAGTGAGCACGCCGTAGAGCACGGCGGTCAGCGCGCCCTCGAACTTGTCATCGAGCTCGAGTCCGGCGGTCGCCGCCCAGGTGAGCACGCCGCCGACAATGAGCGGGACGAGGGTGCGGACGATGGACAGCCACAGTGCCTGCATCACTTCTCCATGTTCTCGGCCTCGCGGGGCCGGTCGAGGATTTCCTTTAGCGCGGCCTCGGTGGCACCAGCGGCGCGGGCGGCCTCGTAGGTGAGCCCGTGGATCTCCTGGAGCACACGGGACGCGGTGGTGGCCTGCTGTCGGCCGTCCTTCACGCGCCATGCGGTCGTCTCGCGGAGGTCGATGCCCTGCGCCTTGGTCAGGTTCTCGACGGCGCGGGTCAGGGTGTCGAGTCGGTCGTTGATCTGCTTCACGTCCTCAGCGGACATCTCGTGCTCCTCGGGTGCGGTGGTCGGTGCGGCTTGGGGGGTGATCTTGGGGGCAGGGTCCACGCCGGGAGCGATGCCAGCGGCGCGGAAGTCTGCCATGGGGTCGCGGGTCCACGTGTAGTTCGGATTCGCTCGCGTCCCGGAACCCTTGGCGTGGATCTCGAAGTGCAGGTGCGGGCCGGTCACGTTGCCGGATACGCCCATGCCGCCGATGATGTCGCCCTCGTTGACGCGCTGGCCCTTGCGCACATTGACGGTGGACAGGTGGCCGTAATACTGGCCCTCGCCGTCAGGGTTACGGATGAAGACACCGCACCCGGACCGGCCCCAGATGGCACCCCACCCGGACGACCACGAGGTGCACACGGCCTCCACAGTCCCCCCGTAGGCGGCGCGCACGGGGGCACCGATGTAATCCCAGGGCTTGATGCCGATGGGTGCGCCGAGGTCGATGCCCCGGTGCGGCTGGACGGTCTTGAAGACGGGGTGACGGCGTGACAGGTCATAGTGACTCGTCACGCGCCCGATCATGGGGTTATGCACGCCTCACCCCTCGATCCCGAGGTGCGCCATGATCTTCGCCTGGTTGGCGAGCACCTTCTCCAGCTCGGAGCGGATGTTGGAGTTACCCAGGGACAGGAACAGGATCGCATCGGGAATGGTGGCCTTCTGCGTGTACTGGCCGGCGTGGTTGAAGTAGGGAACCTGAGTGTTCTGCACGCCGACGACGACATCGACCTGATGCGAGGTGAGGTTCATATTGTGGGCTCCTTCTAGGGAGTAGTGGGAATGCCGTTGGAGGTCTTGCACGGGCCTCCGCCGATGATCGTTGAGCCGTCGGTGAGGGTGATCGACCAGTGAGAGTCGCGCCCCTCGCCAACGCAGGCCATGTCCTTGATGCCGCGCCCGTCAGCACCAGCGGGTCCGGCAGGTCCAGCGGGGCCACTGGGTCCAGTCGGTCCGGGCACGGTGGAGTCCTTGCCCGCAGGTCCAGCGGGCCCAGCGGGTCCGGGAGGGCCGGACGGACCAGCGGGACCGGGCACGGTGGAGTCGGCACCCTTGGGTCCGGCGGGTCCAGTGTCGCCCTTCTCGCCCTTCTCGCCCTGCGGCCCGGGCTCGCCTTGCGCGCCCTTGTCGCCCTTCTCACCCTTGGGTCCAGCCGGGCCGGGCTCACCTTCAGGGCCGGGGGGTCCGGGCGGGCCATCGTCGCCGGTTGCACCGGGCAGGCCACGCGCACCAGTCTCGCCACGGTCGCCTGTAGCGCCAGTCACGCCGGGCTCGCCCCGTGGGCCTTGGATGCCCTGCGGACCTTCTGGCCCTTCTGGTCCTCGCGGCCCCTGTGGACCAATCGGCCCCATGGGTCCGGCGGCGACGGCCTGGACTTCCTGCCGTGTCTGCTCGGCCTGCTGGCACAGGTCGCGCCCGCCGACCTCGATCTTGCCGTCTTCACATTCGGCGGTGATCTGGTCGGCCAGCGTCAGCGCCTTGTCCCGGTTCTCGTGTGCGGTCTGCTGCCACATCCAGCCGATCCAGAACGAGGCCAGCAGGGCGATGGCGAACAGGACGAGGGCAAGGGGGAGTGCCACCTTGGCGCGGGCATAGTAGGCGGCGAGGCGTTCGTCTCGAACCTCATGGATCTCACGCAACGTCTTGCTCCTTGTCCATGCCGGTTCGTCCTGCCACGTCCTCGTGGTCCGATCCGGGATACTTGATCGCGTAGTAGGACTCCCGCCACTTGTACGACTCCTCGCGGGCGGTGAGCATCGAGGCCACTGCGGCGTCGCGCTCTTCCCCGAGGGCCTTCACGCGGGCGTCAAGTCGGGTGATGGTGTCCGCCATCTCGGTTCGGAGTCCGGCGGTTGCCTTGGTCCACCAGATGACGGCGGCGACACCGAGCAGTGCGATGACTCCGGGGACGCCCCAGAGCGTGATGGTCTCTGTGACGATTGGCCCGATCAGGGCGGCGGTTGGTGACTCCACACGTGGCATCCCCTCGGTTCGGTCGGAGCCCCCGCCATCCCGGACGAGGGCGCCGTGTGGTGTTCGGTTATGGTGCCTTGATGGCCGCTTTGATCTGCACGTGCATCCGGGACGAGGACTACCCGGCGGTGATCCTCGTCCCGGATTGAGAGTGTCAGCGGCACAAGCCGGACTAGGGGCGGGGAGGCTCGGATGCCTTCACTTCGACGGAAATGAATTCGCCCTCGTAGCGACGCCCGCACCGACAGGTGTCCGCATCCAGTTCGCCGCCATTCCAGTGGAGCGTCACGCGGCGTCCGCATCGACAGTCCATCTCGAAGTCCTCGCCAATAGGCCACGCGAAGTTCATGACATGCCGCCTTTCGGTGTCAGGACACCAGCCCGAGGGCGATGAGCTTGGCGCGGAGGTCGTTGACCAGTGCCTGCGTGCTTGCCGCGTCGGTGGCGGCTGGCAGGACGGACTGTCGGGTCACGGGGGTAATCCCGGGGTAGAACGACAGGCGGCGGGCCTCCATGCGCTGCTCGGTGATGTTCTGGTTTAGCGGACTGTCGATGATCGGCAGGTTGCAGGCGCGGAAGTCGTTGCCCTGATATTGGATGTTCACGTCCGGCCAGGCGAGCGCGCTTGACAGCGCGAGGCCCCGGTCGTTGACCTTCGTGGCCGCCTTCGCCCCCCGGATCGCCTTATTGCCCTGAATGGTTGCGGTCTGGTGAACGCTAGGCACGTAGACGATGGCGCAGATGGACGAGTTCGTGGTCCACGCGTCGATGACCGTGTTGTCCATGACGAGCGCGCCCTGGTTGTTGCTGGACAGGTTGATGGCGTTGGGCGACGGCTCGATGATGACGTTGGCTGAGACTACGGCGCCCCGGGTGGTCTGCACGAAGATCGCCGCCTGGGCACTGGTGTTCTGCGTGCCGCCCCGAATGCACGTGTTGCCGGTGATGACGCCGGTCGCATACTCGACCACGTTGTCCACGGTGGTGGTGCAGCCGATGAGCTGGATGTTCGCCCGCGCCGTGCCGTCCGTGCGCCCGGAGTCGATGCTGTTCCCGGTGATGGTGATGTTCCGGGGCGCGTAGGTGTCCACGCCGGACTCGTTGACCCCGGGCACCATGGCGATGCCGATCCACACGTTCTTGAGGATGTTGTTCGTGATGGTCAGGTTCTCGCCGCCGTGCGTGTCGATGCCCTCCCACTTGGGCACCCCGTCGATGAGGTTCCCGGAGATCACCACGTCGCTGGCGCGGGGGGACATTTCGAGGGACTGGGAGCCGTTGCGGGTGACCGCGATGCCATATGAGTTGACGAACCCGGACGGCTGCACGATGTTACGCACGGTGTTGTCCGTGATGACCCCGCCCTTGGGGCTGGTGAGCATGACGCCGGCGTAGGCGATGTCCTCGATGACGTTCCGGGTGATCGTGAAGTCCCGGACAGACACGCCCTCGATGGCGTACTTATTGAAGGACCGGATAGTGCAGTCGCGGACGGTGAGCCCGAGGATGGGGTTGGGCTCGGACCCGACTGCGCGGATGGCCGAAGCGGTTCCGGCCGTCGCGGAACCATTGCCCGCGATCGTGACCTTCTCGAACGTGACGCCGGATGCGGTGACATCAAAGGCGTGCACGTCGCCCGTGGTGGTGATCTTGCCGTTATGCACGCACCGGATGGTCAGGGGCTTGGACACGGTGATCGGCGCGGTGATCGTCCACGGGTTGCGAATCCCCCCCCCGTCGCCCGCCACTGCCACGTTGAAGACGGACTGGAGGGTGGCCCGCCCATAGTCGGTGACCACGGCAGGCCCTCGGGTGGCGGTGACCTCGGCGGCGGCAACGTCCACGGCGGACCGGGCCTGCGAACTGGCCTGGTTGATGTGCAGGGCCACGTTCGCGTCCGTGATGTCCCC